TTACATTTGATAAACTCAAGAATCTGTTCCTGTGTAAATTCTACGGCTACATTAGCCTTCTTAAGATTGGGATTACCAAGATATACCTGATCACTCATATTATAAAATTATAATTTTGCTAAATTTGCTACCGCTTCCTGTTGTTGTAGAAATAGTTTGCAATACGCTTTTGCAAATTGCCTTGCTTCTTCTTCATCCAGTTTATCTATAATTCTTGCCTGTTGTTCATAAACGAGCATTTTATTAATATCAGTTAGTTTAATATCGTCAGGATCAATTGACATTTCATTTACCTTGAATAACTACGATTGGTTTGGATGGATCAGTAGGGCTTGGATACCACTGTAGTATAACTGCGCCTGGATAAAACTTTTCGATTTCCGCTTTTACTTCATCTTTAGAGGGTCTCTTCATATTTGGGAAGAAGAGTTGAAGATTCATCATTGGTCTACCTCTCCACGAGAAGAGTATAGTATAAACATTACCAGTAGATTGTATCCGTTGATAGTCCTCGTTTGTTAATTGTCCAGGTTGAATTACAGAATCCGCAAGAGGTAGAGAAGGTCCGGAAAGCTTCTTAAGTGCGGCATTCTTTTCGTTAGGATTAGTATTACCAGTTGCAAGATTTCGGATCTTAGCTTGTTTTTGTGCTTGTCTATGTCCAGAACCAATTTCAAAACTTACATTCTCGTTTGCTGGGTGAACTTTTGCGATACTATATGGTTGTTCTGGAGCTAGTGAAGAAGGTAATGAGAACATTCTCCAATAACCTTCTCCATACTTACATTCACTTCCAGTTTCATTCTTTTGGCACTTAGGACAATATCTAACTCCCATTTCCTCTGGAATGAACTCTTCTTTCTTCGTCTTATTGCCCCAATTCTTTGCACCAACTTTACGACACTTGACTAAAGCTCCAGATGCATATGCAGATGGCCAAACTTTATAACGAGATTTTACTTTTGAATAACATGCGTCCTTTTCTTCACTAATATCCAAAAATTCTTCTTTTCTAGTGTTTGCCTTTGCTACTGATGATGGATAAGATTTTTCTTTACTCTTAGGTACATCAGTTCCCATTATTTCTCTTTTTACTTGACCAGCATCTTTTTTCCAGAATGGATTTTTCTTAAATTCGTGTTTCTTACCTTTGGGTTGATTCCCCTTCTTTTTCATCTTTTCCTGTGCTGCGGAAAGATTGCCATGTCTAGCATATTCTTTCTCACCAGGACCACCCTTCTCAAATGATTGAGTATCTGGGTCATCTACACCAAGTTGTTTTCTCTTTGCTTCTGACTTTTCTTTTGGAGTATATCCAGAAGGATTTGGATTCTTTGGATCATGCCAAGAAACTTTACCTTCAGTTGCAACCATCTTAGCCTTACCCTTTCTATCGGGATTTGGATCTTCTTCATTCTTACGGCGGAATGCACTCTCCTCTTCCTTATCGGAGAGATCTGCCTTCATTTTACTTGAACCGCACTTTGGTTTGGTTGTTTGTCCTGGTTGTTTTGCACAGGGTTTTCCTGCGTATTTACCACCCAATTGAACCCAACCAGGGGTGCCATCAGAAGAGCGACTCTTAGTAAACCAGTCATGCAAAGAATCATCACCACTCTTGTTTTCATCAATAGAATCCTCCTTCACACAAGATCCTGGAGTAAATTTTTTAGTTCCTTTTTTTCTTTTATATCCATCCCAACATTTCTCAGTAACTGGTTGAGTGAAACTTTTGAACTTATAATCACTACCTTTAATGATGTCAACAACATGTGCAAAAGTATTTCCATTTGCATCATGAAGTTCTGTCCATTCTTCTTTTACTTTCTCCATCTTTTTAAGTTTGGAGTAGTAATTGGGAATTTCATCTAAATGTTGCAATGCAATATCCATTGCTTCATCATTATCTGTAGTATGTTCATGTTCAACTTTCATCCCCATCTCAAGTTGTTTTTTGATGGTTGATGGGGATACATTATGCTTTTTTGCGATTTCTTCTACAGACTTATGGCCTTTAAATCCTTCTTTAACTTCTTTCTTTCTTTCGGTATCATCTTCACCATGAGAAAGATGATCTGCTACGGTGTCTAGATACTCAGCGGCTTTTGTAATCTTTGATTGTACCCATGCCTCAAGATCACCCTCACCTTTAAGTTTGACCATCAATCTTGTGATCGCGGCTTGTGCAGTTTTAAGTTCTCCACGAGCCATGGAAAACTCAAAATCCTCTCCGAGAGGTGCAATTGTTTGTAGGTCTGCAAGAGTAGACCACTCTTTGAAGGTGAGTTTATCCATTATTTTTTATAAGTTTCCTATGTTTATTTAGATGTATCTGGATTCATGGAACTCTTCAAGAACTTTTGGAGTTCTGCTGTAGATCCCAAGAACACTGCATTGTTGGTAACATTTGTTGGCACAGATCCTTTTTGTTCTTGATTAATATCTTTCATCTTCTTCTGAAGATCAAGGAGTTTATCAGTAACATCTCCAACATTTTTAATGAGTTGTCCAGCAACCTCATAGGCTCTTGGAGAATCGGATTCTTGTGCGAGTTCTAAAATACCATTAATCGCTTCTTGACCCTTTTCAATAATTGAATAAAGTTGACCTCTAGAATACTCATAATCTTTTTGAAGTTGATCTGAAGATTCTGTAGGTTTAATTATGGTGGGTTCTGATTTGACAATCTCCGATTGAATTGGAGTTGTCTCAATATCTAAAGCCTTGTCAATGTCTTCAAAACTCATATATCAATTCCTTTAGTAGTACTATAAACTTTACCGTCACCATAATCATATCTAGATTCACTAAATCCAAAATCATCATCAAGACCAATCAATTCATCATCTGCATCGTTAATTACATTGAGCGCAGTTCCTGATGTATGTGTTGTAATAGGAGTATTATCTTGACCTCTGGTCACAGTTAAAGTATTTCCTGTAATTTTACGAATAAACATAGATTCTGAATCAACCATAATATATGTTTTTTCGAGTAAAACTGATCCATCAACAACTGTAAATTCAGTTACATATTCATTGATATCTTCAGAGATTTGAGTAATTTCATCATTATTATAATCTTGTAATGCTCTAGGTTCTACTACATACCTCAACTGTCTAGATGCATTGACTTTGTTTGTATTCGTATAATAATCAACTTGAACTTGTTTGATCAATGCATCATTTGGTGTTCCAATTGGACCAAACAGATAAGTCTTAGCGACAAAATCTAATGTATAAACTAAAACTCTCCTTGTAGTGAAATCTCCTTCATATTGATCGTCCATTGCAATTCTTTCAAGAACCATTGGAATATCTCTTTTTTCTCCAATACTTGATACCAAATCTACAGTTAAATTAAAGTGCGGTTGAAAATAGGGTAATATTTGTTCTACGACTTGTAAAGCATCTTCATTAAGTTTAGACATTATTGAAAGTCTAAAATTTACATTATATGGAACTGGCATAAAAACTTTTGTTAGTTCATTATTTGCCTGATCTAATGCTTTAAAAGTTTGCATAGTGGAAGACTTTCTACTAGAATCATAAGAAATTCCAGTCATTTCAAAAGACATTCTGGGAAGAGTAATTGCAACTCTCTTTTTTAAATCAGGAACTTGTTCGATTCTTGCTAAGAATTTTTGAACTGGACCATAAGCAATAGGTACAGTTAGGATACTAAAATCATCCCCTGCATTATCTTTATGTTTAATTTGAATATTATTAAAAAGTGTACCGAAAGCCACTATGGTCTTTCTCAATATTTCATGATAAAAATAATTTGAGATCATAACAAGTTACCTAGAGTAATAATTATTTAGTATTCACCAAAAGGATTCTTTTGGCTGAAATCAACAATTTCATCAGCAGCTAATTCGATCTCAAGATTTTCTGCATATAAATCTAAGAATTCATTTGTTTGAACACTTGAGACCTTATAACTTGCACCTGCACCAACTATAGATTCTCCTCTTGCAAAAGTTCCATCAACAACAGAAAGTTTAAGAACTCTATTGACATAATCCCAACTCTTAACATATCCAGTTGTACCAGTTCTAGAACCAGTAACAACTTCATTATAATCATAATCTCCGAATGTAGTTGCGGTAGGATCTGTGAAGGATATTGTTGGAGTAAATGTATATCCCGCACCAGCGTTAGAATAACGGATTGCAACCACTACGCCATTAGAATTAAGAATTGCCTCAGCTTGTGCATTTCTAATATTAGAGGAGATACCTGTACTTGTTGGAATAAAGGTTCTTTGGATTGCAACTTGAGGAGTTGTAGTGTATCCAACACCACCGGAAGAAATTCCAATGACTCCAAGAACTCTTGTGTTAATAACCGCAGTAGCAATTCCACCACTTCCACCACCACCAGAAATAGTTACCACTGGAGGTTCAGTATATCCAAATCCAGGATTTGTGATGAGAATTCTATC